TCTATCTGACCTATACCAGACAAGCCTGCTTCACCCTGAGCCAGCTTACCAGCCTGTATAACTTCCTTACGAACATCGGCAGCTAGCTTGGTGATAGTACCTTGATCAGTTTTCAGAGCCTGCTGCAAGAAAGCCATATAGTCATCATGCCTAGCAGACTTGGTAGTAGGGTTGCCAACTATGTAAAGAGCTTTATCTATGTCGGTTTCAAAGTCAACTGTAGACTTAGCAAACCTTGGAGAAGCTCCTGATAGATACTGTGGCAAGACAGGCAGGGTCTCTTGCTCTACAGCCTTGGTAGCAGTTACTTCAGGACTTTCTACCTTTGGCTCAAGACCTTCTATAGTAGAAGCTCTGTTCTCTTCTGCTAACTGCCTTGCTTTAAGTAGCTCATCAGTTACTGGAACTTCTTCCCTAGCCCAGTTACCATTCTCATCTAACTTAAGCTTGAAGTGTGGAGTAGTAATCTCTTTACCATCAGGAGACAACTGACCAGTATTGACAATGTCATCAGCTATCTTAGGACCAAACTGATCGATAAGCTTACCAAGGCCAAAGCCCAGCGCTCCTCCTACTGTAGCGCCTATAGCAGCCCCGCCTAATCTACCTAAGTCTTCTTCAGTGTAGATTGGACGAACAGCACCAGCGATACCTCCACCAGCAGCACCAGCTAGTGCAACTCCTTTAGCGCCCTTGAGCAGGAAAGAACCCGGAAGTAAGGTAGAAGGGTTAATTAAACCACCAACAAACTGACCTAAGCCAGTAGCAAAGCCACGCTCTTCAGCAGCCTGTCTAGCTAAGTTCTCTTGAGCTACTTGCTCTGCGCTGAGTTCTCCACCAAAGATTTGCTTAACACCATCAATCTCTGACAAAGCTTCAGCACGAGCACCAGCCATGAAAGCCTCTCCAAAGGAGAAGCCTTGCTCGTTACCTATCTTAATAATCTGATTAGGAGTAGCGCCAGCAGCTACTAAATCATCATAGTTCTGCCCACGTTCTTGAGCAATGATTCTAGCAATCTGCTCATCTGTAGCACCAGCTCTTTTAGCAGCAAGTACAGTATAGGCCATATTTTACATACCATCCCAAGTTGTCCCACCTACTGCTGCAGGAGTGGTTCGTCCCCCAGATAATAATTTACGAACATCCTCATCACTTAATGTTGGTTTACCTGCGCCAGCACCACCTCCACCTTGCGCTAAGAGTGCATCATAAGGCCCCGGAGTAGCAAGTTTCTTAATCTTCCCTGTATATACTGAACCGTCCATCTTATAATACTTACCACCCTTTTTAGTTAATGGTAGTCCGTCTTCAGTGACAACAGACTCACTAACTTCTGGACCTGCTGCTTTTGCTGCAGTAGCTCTAGATGCTTCTATCTGTGCCTGTTTAACAGCTTGATCAAAGTTCTTCTCTCCAATCCTAGCAGAAGCACCAGCAAGAATAACTGCACGGGTTGGGTCATCTTCAGGAAGCGCAAGAGCTTTCTGTATAGAACCGTATGGGTCTTTGTTAACTTCGTCAAGAAGAATTTGTCTCCGAGTAAGACCAACTCTTTCTTCTTCAAGACCAAGACGTTTTTCTTCAAAGCCAAGACGCTTCGCTTCTGTCTCAACCTTCTTAGCATCTTGAGCAAGTGTAAGAGCCTCTCGAGTTAAACCCATTGCTGCAAAGTCACCAGACATTTTCTTTAACACTGAAGGATCAGTAGTGTCTTGGTCAGCATACTTAGATATTACATCTTGTATTCTTGTTGCTCTTTCTAGCATTGGGTCACGTTGACTTGGAAACAAACCCTGCATAGCAGCTTGAGAAGCTACATCACCAAATCTTAGACCTGCTTGATACAAAGGAGCAAACACACCAAACTGCTGCCCCTGCTGTGCAATCATTTGATTACGAGCAGCTAACTGTTGTTGTGCTTGTTGCTGCCTTGCAAGTATAATCTCTTCAGGAGAAGGTCCAAATAAAGATTGAATAGCCATGTTATTATCCTCTAGTTAACCGTAAACGTCAGCAGCAGTAAAGTTTACTCCAGCGTTAGCAGAGTATGGGTCACTGTATTGAGAAGAAAATGGAGAATACCCAGCCCTACCATATGGATTATAAAGTTTAAAAAATAAATCTTGTTGTTGTTGATTCTGTAAATAGTTTTGCCCAGCACTAGAGATATTTTGTGCCATCAATGATGGACCAACTAATGAACCTTGGAGCCTAGTCTGTGCAGCACCTAAGCCGCCAGATAGCAGAGTCTGACCAACATTAGCGCCTGCTGTAGCAGTACGACCACCTAACTGAGCACCGATATCCAGAGGCTGTTGTGCAGCTTGCTCAAGTAATTGAGATACTCCAAACTGTTGTTGGAACGGAGCTAATGCCTGAGTCTGTAATCCGTATTGAGTGCCTAAGAGACCAGCACCAGTACCGAAGAGACCAGCACCAAAGCCAAGACGCTGTTGAGCAGCTTGTTCAGCATTAGCAGCCAGTGCTAAGTCTTGTTGCCTACGAGCACCAGCTAGAGCAGCTAGTTCTGGCTGTCCAGTAGCACCTACATTGAGACCAGCACGACCACGACCAAAGACAGAGGCAGCTAACCGTTGCTCTTCTTCCATCCGAGGTGCTCTAAGCAGATCCTGCTGCTCTCTGACATACTGCTGTCTAGCAGCTTCAGGAGACGTAGCCAAGTACTGAGAGCCTAGCCCAAAGAGACCTTGACCAGCAGCACCAAGAGGAGCACCCAAGGCTTGAGCTTGTTCTGCTTGTCCTAAGCTTGTTCCGTATAGAGCAGATAGCCTATTTTGCAGTGCTTGAATCTCTGGAGAAGCTGTGTAACCTGCTCCAGTTAATCTGCCTTCAGGACCAAACTGAAACTGAGAAGTACCAAACCTAGTAGACATTCCTACTGGTCTGAACCTCTGCTCTTCAGCGGCTATCCTAGCTGCTTCTAATTGTGCCCCTGCTGATGTATTAGCTGCTCTTTCAGCAGATCTACCAGCCATTGATGACCCAAGTAATCCCGCACCCGCTACTATGGCGCCACTTATCCACGGCATAATGTTACTCCTTAATTAAAACTTCATCAATATTATTAATATCTGTTTCGTTGGTAGCATGAATACAGTACCAAACACAGTCTTCTAATGCAAATACACCATGATGTTTATCGGCTTTGATATTAAAACAATATGGTGCTTCAATATCAAGAACTTCATCATCTATTACAACTTTTACTTTACCTTTAGCAAGTATGGACAGATGATCATACTTGTGTTTATGCTGAATAATCTGTGTTCCTTTTGGAAATACAGTTTCCTTAGCGTATAGGTTATCTGAGAAATGATGTGTAATCATGTCTTCATAATGTAGCAAAGGGCATAGTACGGCGGCAGGTTAGCGTTGTTGCCTGATACACCCTCTGTGCTGTTACTCACTGTTATCCCAGTTACTGCTGAATTAGTTGAAACTCCTACAGGATTATTTTGTAGCTGTGTAGCGTTAGACCCTGCTTGGATATTAAGAGCAGTATTCCCATATAAATGAGAGTGACCGGGGTCTGTTACAGTTGCTGTGTGAGTGTGGCTTACTACAACAGCGTTAGCAGAACCACCAGTACCACCAACTGCATAGGTTGACCCAGCACCTATAACAAACTTATCACGCAGATCTGGAGTACTATTAGATCCGTTACAGATAACCCAACCAGACGGTATAGAGCCTACTGAACCTGACCAGATCATGATCATGCCTGCAGGTACTAGGGCAGCCGTAGCAGCGGCTATAGCAGTGGTTACAAAGGCTGTGGTGGCTATCTGAGTAGTGTTAGTTCCTGCCGAAGCTGTAGCAGCCGCTGGAGTGCCTGTAAAGGTAGGGCTGTTTAGGTCAGCCTTAGACGAAATAGCCGAGGCAATAGCGTTATATTCGGTATCAATCTCTGTACCCTTGATGATCTTAGAAGGGTTGCCAGAGGCTAGGCCATCTTTGACAGCAAAGTTAGTAGCTTTTACATAGTTACTCATGCTTGTTTTCCTTGTTTAATATATACGTCAATCCTCTGAATAGAGATAGGGTTACCATTGATCTCAGCCTCTAGTCCAATCTGCATAACAGAGCCTGTACCTCCAGCCTGTATCTTGAACTTGTCCAATACAATTCCGTCTGAGAACTCAGCAATATTATATTCACCTATATTATACTCGTAAACTACTGCCGTGTCAAGTCTTTTTGTAAAAGCAAAGTAATTTTCGTTATAATCGAAGCCCCACTTGACAGCTACGTTCTGGTTAGAACCGCCAATAACCACAAATCCAATCTGCTTCATGATCTTTTCTAAGGTGGGCTGATCAAAGTCAAAGTAGTTGGTATAGTAGCTAAACCGATACTCAGCCCCATTGTCTGCATGACCGTAGTACTTACCAATATATCCGGGTTTGCCAATGTAAAGGTCTTTAGAGTTGGTCACTATAAAAGCTTTAGGCTCAATACTGGTCCAAGTAGTCACCCTAGCTGCCCCGTCCTGCAGAGGAGTCCTCATGTCAAAGCAGTACACTGACTTGGTGATAGGCAGGCTGAGGAGGTAAAAGGCATCCCTGTCATAGTAGACAGACTTGATATTAGCCGCTGTCTCAGAAGCCACGCTAGACATAAGCTCATCTCGTACATTCTTGGAGATATCCCGCATAGGTAGGGACTTCTCTTGAATAACACTTTGAAGACTACGGATACCAGAGTCAGACAAGAAGATGATATCCATACCAGTGCTCTGTACAGAATCTCTAGCAATACAGCCCACATTAGGGATGAAGTCTGCCAATGTTAACGTAGTCACGTCCACTGGGTTAGCATAGACAGCAATGTTATTACGACCAAAGATAATTAGGAATCCGTTGTGCGCTGCAATAGCTACTATCTTGTCTGTGTTAGGAAAGACAGCGTTCAAGGACAGAGAGCCAGAGTCTCCACCTTGGAAGTCTGATCCGTCCAGTAAGCGACTGAAGTAGACCGTCTGTGGGTCTCCTGCTATGTCTGCTACCCAGATACGCCCATAGGCCGCTAAAGCACAGTTAGGAGCGAAGTCACCAACAGAATACCCTGTAGGCATTGTCCCTATGTCACCGAGCCTCTGGAAGCCGTATGAGCCTGTGTGAGAGTGTGGGTTAGCTATGGTTGTCACTGTGCTTGTCAGGGCATCAGAGACTGAGTAACCAGCACCACCAGTGGTAATAGTCACAGTAGCCACACCAGTGCCAGACAAGGTAGCCACAGTCACAGTAGCAGCAGTGGTTCCACCAGACAGAGTAAGGACATCTCCTACATTGTAGCCTGAGCCAGCAGCAGTTACTGTCAGGGCAGTGATAGCACCGCTAGAGACAGTAGAGACTGTGAAGGTAGCACCAGTGCCGGGGGTAGGCATACGATGGTAGGCCAGCATAGGGTGACCAGACTGGACCAGATAGGCATGAGGCTCTGCATCGACCCCATCGCCATAAGGCATAGCAGCCCCTTGCCAGTTGTTGCCAGTGATTGTGTATGTCAGGTTTGCACTGTTAGCCTGATTGCGTACAGCTCTAGTAGTCATAGTAGTAGTACCAGTAAACAGTCTATTGTTACCAGCACTGATGAACTGACTAGATCCGTTGTCAGTTAACTCAAACATAAACTCTACTGGGTTAGCAGCGCCTAAGTCTGTGTTGACTGTTGAGTTAACAGGTGTCCAGCCTCTACGAGCACCAATACGACCATAACGGTCAATGACGCAGTTGTTAGCCTCTAGCGCAAAGCCAGAAGACAACGACACTGCAGATTCTTGGATGTTTAGTCCAAAGAATCCCGGTGCTGCAATACTAGCGGTCTGCGAAGGTGAAGCCATTAGACAGCATCCCAAGTAAATTCATCTGGATAGTGGTTGCCCTCGTTAGCTACATGGTCTGCTAAGGAGGTTTGATATAATCCGTAAGCCTCAGAGCTACTTAGTCCACCGTCTTCACCACGCTCTGCCAAAGCTTTAGCATAGGCTAAGAAGATAACTGGTTCTGCTGGAACCTTGATCTGAGTGCTGTTTAGTACAAGCTCTGCCTGTGGTTTAATAATGTTAAAGTTAAGGGTATATGTACCATTAGGAATCGGATATAGGTCTACCTGTGTATCTCCGTTAGAGTCTACTCCGTTAAAGTTAAAGTAACGAGGAGAACCTAGCTCAGGAGCCTGATTAAGGAACCAGTTATTCATGTCACTGGTAGAAGCATTCTCCATAAACCAGTTACTTGTGTCATTCAGTACGTCAAAGATCCTGAATCGGATACCAGCGCCAGTCATGACATAGTTAAACAGGTTAGCGGTGGTAGAGACAGTTAAGGTCTCAGACAGTGCATTCCAGTTGTATGCATCCTCTACCTGTCTCTTAGCGTCATTAACAAACTTACTAATAAGCTTGGAGTAGGTAGTGTCATTGACGGAAGTAACCTCGTTCTCACGAAGTCTAACTAACACATCATTAACTAATTCTAGATAAGTTTTGTTTGCCATTTAGCAATCCCATTTCCTTAATGCCAGAGCCTTGCGAGTTGGTCTGCCCTTCTCATCTTTCATAGGCCCCGGTACACCACTCATACGAGCACAGAAAGACTTCCTCCTAGCTGCCTTCTTAGGAGACTTTGCAGCCTCTTTAGATGACACTGGAGGCTTCAGGTTAGCGCCTTCCTTAGCTTTAAAGTATGCCCTGCCTTTGGCGTTTAAACCACCTTCTGGGTTCTGATATACTTTCTTTACCATTATTTCTTCGCAGTCTTCTTAGCTTGTTTAAATGCCTTAGCTGTAGGAGCACCTTTGGAGCCGACCTTACGCATCTTCTCACCAGATCCCTCAGCTATCCGCTTACGCTTGGCCCAGATGTTAGAGTAGAGCCCTTGTTTCATTTCTTAGCTTTCTTCTTCTTAGCTAATCCTGCCATTGATAGGCCAACAGCTATGGCCTGCTTCTGAGGCATACCTTCTTTACGCAGCTTGCTGATCTTAGCCGATGCTGCTGCTTGTTTGCCCTTCTTAGTGTAAGGGTATTTCTTTCCGTCTACCATTGGCATACTATTCTCCTTTAGAATTGGAACTGAACTGTCATCTCAGGCATAAACTCTACAGTTGCTATGTAGGTTACTGTCTGTGTACCTGAGTTCTGTACTCGAATCTCATCACCAGCTTGTAGTACTACCTCTGTATTACCGTCTAACAGAATATACTCACCAGCACCTAAGTTCTTACCGCCAACAATAAAGTACTCAGTGCTAGTAGAGGCATCGTACCAGTAGACCTTTGGAGTATCGTTACCAGTAAGACTGATAATATACATCATCTTCCAGTAACCAGTATTCTTAGTAGGAACTGTAAGAATAGTTTCCTTAGTGGTATTAGACTTAGTTCTAACAGCGGATACTCTTCTGCTCATATTAACCTACTTTAAGAACTAAACTGAGTAATAAAACTACGATGAAACCTGTAGTCCCAAGCAGGATCTGTTCTAATCTCTTTAGCCTAGCGTTGATGCCTGCATAGCGTTCAGCGCATACTGCCTCATGGGTATCAAGTTGTCCTTTAACTTGGTCTGCTGTTGACATTATTCACCCCAAGACTGGTTGCTAACCACCGCAATTAAAGCTTCTACATCTGTACAGGCAGCGATAGCAGCTTCAAGCCTATCACACTCAGCAACGATAGCGGCTCTCTTCGTAGCCACTGAAGCAGGCACATCGATGTTTCTTTCAGCCTTACGCACTACCATCCAGTCAGTCTGGGCAAGCATCTTGCCAGCCGTGTCTTTGACCTGTGCAGTCCATTGGCTCTTGAGTCCCTTGGTAACAAGTCTCTCTGCTGAGTCCACCATTGCAGGTTCACCGTTGACCACGCCCAAGACCTTGACGTAGAGAGGATTACCTTCCTCGTCAGATTCTTCTCTATCATCTAGCAGCTTTGGCAAGCCTGCAGCCCAGTAGAACCTTTGGTCATACTGCTCAGGGTCTGCTACCTCAGTCACGCCCAATTGCTCACGCAGGGCAGGGTCACGCAGATGCGGGTAGCGTATGCCACCGATGACTTGTTCAGAGTCGATTGATATGGGATTACCGTTTAGTTGAAACATAATTACCTCGCAAGAGAATACTTAAAGGGATGTTCGGCAAAGGCTGCATATATCAATGTACTACCTGAACCGTTTATGTGAGTGTTGGTAGATCTCAACTTAAATCCGTTAGAGGTGAAATCTATGTACGGCTGGAATGTCCATCCAGTAGCGTTTTCTGCGTCTGCTTTGTTAGCAAATATCTCATTTTGCATTTGGTTATAGGTGTCTCTAGCAGAGTCCCAAATAAACCATTCGTTTCCAGACGCACTAACTTCTTTCGTTAGCACATACCTCGGCCTAAACCCCGTGTACACAAAAGTCCCGTCCGTAGAACCATTACCCGTGTAACTACCAAAGGCAGAATAGCCAGCCACGGGTGCGAAGCAGTAGGCTACCATGTTGTGAGTATTGCCATTTGTATCACCAGATGTTCCAACACTAAACACAGTTGATGTTGGTGCAGTAGAATTGAATAAAGTTGTTGCGCTTGCTTGTCCAGCTGTTGAATTAAGGTATACACCATTCGCCCAAGAAGTCAGAGACGAATGCCCTACCGCCCAAAACTGACCAGCATTAGTACGATTCTTAACAATCACCATACTAGGCGCAACACCCAACCCATGGCCTACCGTGGCATTAGAACCTGTACCAGTATAAGTAACAATTGAAAAGCCGCTAGTAGTGTTTGCTCTTACCTGCGCTGAAATTGTGCCGCTAGTGTTGGTTACTGTTGAGCCACCAGCGTTCCATACCCAACCAACGTAAGTCCTGCCGGTTTCGTTTGTTCTGCCGTTAGATGTTCCAGTATTGTCTGCGCCTAAACTAATAGCATTGTTACTAAAACTTGTAATGGCGTTATAGCCGGTGCTTTCCGCATTAGTTTCGCTTGAAGAAATCTGCGCTCCAGTACCCCTTAGAACATCCCACCAAGCATGACCAGCCGCCCCGCTTCTGCTCTTGTTCCAAATTAACCCCGGCGCAAACTCTAGAGCAATTGATTGTGTTGAACTATTACCACTCCAAGTCTTGACATCAAAGTAATCATTCGCCTGTGTCGTGCTAGTCGCACCTATAGTCGGCGTAGGCAGATTCTGTGTGCAGAGTGCTTTGAAGCCAGAGGGGGCGGTGTAGGCGAATGGGCGTTGACCTGCGTTTATAAACAGAATTTGGCTGTTCAAAACCCCAACCGCTGGGAAGTACGGGCCACTCGTCAGGCTAGAATAAGCCGTACCTTGACTTACTCCGTTTTTATAAAAAGTTAGTGTCCCTGCATCGGCATCAAACGCAACACCAATAACATCATTGGCTGTATAAGTTGCACCATACGAAGTTCCAGAATTATTAAAATACTTGTTTCCGTTAGCAGAATAATATCCCCAACTATTTGCGTCCGAGCCGGGGTGCCCCCCTGTGGAATACGAAGAATTTGCCAATCCGACTATTACCGTAGCTGCTACCGTTGGAGTGTATTCCCAATACCACTTTCCTGATGTCATACCAAAAGTACCAACAACGCCTAACCATTGTGTTGTTGAACTATTGAATGATCTAAGGTTTCCATCAGACAATGTAGTTGAGTTTTTAAGCGGATTCCAAGTACAGTAATTCCCACGCACCGTACCACCAACACCAGTATCGGTTCCGTAGTTTGTGGGCGAGTCTACTAAGGAGTCATTGCCAGCACCAGCGGTTACAGAGAAGTTATTAGGTGTCCAGTTGTTACCGTTGCCTGAACTGTCCTTGCCTAGCGTTGTGCTAGTAGTGCCAGAGTTGTCTGCAAACTTGAGGTAGAACCCGTTATTGCCGTATGTGCCAGAGTAAGCCTTGGGCTTCCATACACCTGTGGCAGAATCAGTTTCACCGAATGAGGATGGGGTTAGGGCCTGACCGTCAATGAAGTTGATTTCGGTCATGTAGCCATTTAGATAGCCAGCACTTCCACCATTTTGCCCTATTGTATTAAGAGTTGCGCTTCTGTTGATATACATCCCAGAACCTGAACCGGGGTCATTACTTGTGGAATATGTTTGTTCAATTCCATTCACATAAACACGAACTCTATTAGCAACAGTAGCGTTGTTTGAATCAAAAACAATTACTACATGATACCAAGCACCTACGTCACGAAATACAGCATTAGTAACTCTAAGATTAACGCCAGAGGAACTAACCATTCTATATACCAGTAGGTTATCTGACGATGTAAATATAACCGCCCCTCGATTGGTGCTGTTTTCGTAGCCTCCAATAACTATTTGATCTGTCCCAAGAGTTGTTCTTTTTACCCAGCAACTCCAAGTAAATTTGGCATTATCTGTTGGTGTTCCACAAGTCCTGTTTAGATACGCACTATCCGCAGAGTTAAACCGCAGACTGCGCTCTATGTTATAGCCAGTGACTGGGCCAATGCCCGTAGGTAGAACAGCCATTA